TGGAATCGCTCCATGCCTCTTCGCGAGAGAACCCAGCTGGTTTCCTTGGCATTTGCGGAGGTGGCGGAAATTCTTGTACAGTTTCAGCTTGCTCTTGTGGTTGAGTAGCGGGAGCAACTTTTGCTTGCTCTATCTGCTGACGCAGTGCTTGTAACTCATTCTCACGTTGAGCTGCTTGTGATTGCCAGTATTGATAACGACGTTCATCGTTTTTAGCATCAAGTGGCTGTTCCTGTTCCTGTGTTTCCTGTACTGGAGCAACGTGCCCTTCTTGAGGGGTTGCTTCAGTCGTTTCTTCCGTTTGCCTTGGAAACGCGTCTTCAACGGGTAGATTACTTTGCGTGGAGCCTTCATCGACTGCTGCTCCAAATTTACCTAAAACATGCGTATCAAACGCAGAATCTGTATTATTTGGATTTGCTTGTTGAGGGGTATCCTGTCTCTGTTCTTCCATTGTGTTACTTCTCCTTACTTTGACTGCCCATACGTCCGTTAGCCGGGGTTGAGTCTGGTTTAGTTGCTATAGCGATATCACGCTTTAGAACGGACATTTCGTCATCGAGTCGTTTTTCAAAAACTGTAGCAGATGCCTTTGCTTTATTAGAGACACCATCCAATTTAGAAGCAAACTTCTCAACTTCGACTTTCTTACGCAGATTAACTGCTTCCCTGTCTCGAGTCTGTAGGTCGCCTTTTAGCTTTTTAATCTGCTCACCTGCTTGCTGCAACTGTTGTTCCAATTGGGCAATAGTGTCAGTACGCTGCATAACGCCTTCCATATCGAAAACTTCTGTTTTCTTAAGTACTTCTTGCCTATCAATAATGCCATTTTTATATGCATCCATGTAAAATTCAAGTTCAGCATAACGATTCGAGGGTAGTGTGCTGCCAGACACATAAACTACATCATATCTACCTATAGTTATATTATTGATTACTTGTATTTCACCAGATTTATCATCAACAAGTTGTTTGTTAATAACATATTCACTTAGCGAATTATTGGGTTGTACTACTCGAAAAATCTTTCTTGTTGTATATAATTGCTGCATTAAAGGTATTGCTATTTGAGCAACACGAGACAATCCAGCCTCTATATCAGCTAATTTTGATTTAATCTTTCTTTGACCAAATTCATCTAATGAAATAGTAGCTTTATATGTTTGTGGAGCTGCTTGAGTATTACCCATCATCATTTCATATAAGCCAAGCTGATGGTCAATATCAGATTTAGCTGTTTGTTCATTAGTATATAATTCATTAGGAAGAGGACTTGGTTGCACCGGCATAGGAGGGCCATCTGTTGGGTCATAAGCTATAGCCACACCTGGTTGAGACCACTTCTGTTCAAATTCTTTCATATCCACACTACCTTCAGGAACAAGTATCTTGACATTAGTTGAAGTTGTAGCATGCGCTATTATAAGCGAACGTGTTTTATTGATAAACTCTTGCAATCCTTTAACCATACGTACATCTGACGTAGGATAGGGAGTACGAGTATGTATATTCATAAATGGGATAATAGGATATTTCTCTATTGGAAGTATGCGAGAATACAGTAATGTGTCTCCCATAACAACACACATTTTAATCCTAGATACGGATACTTGAACTACCTCAATCATTCCTCTTTCAACCAAATCAGCAAAAGTAACCTTTTCAACTGGAATCTCAGACATTGGTTGTTCTAATACTTCATTTGGGTCTTTACCCATAGCTTGCATCTGCATTGCCTGTTGAGCTCTTTGCTCTTGTACTTGCATCTGCATCTGTTGAATTAACTGCTCTACTTCATCACCGTTAGTAAGAACCTTCTCACCATTTAAAATCCAAGCAGGTTGTTCCATGTACATCTTGAACTTGTCGGCATCCAATAAGTCCTCTTTATCTGAAAAAGCCTCATACACTCTGTACCGTTCAACCATCATTTTGTAATATCGCTCATAACCACGAATATATTCCTGTTCCTGAATGTTATTAACATCCTCTGGAAAGGTTGATGCGAAATCATTAGTCGCCCGCCCGGTTTCTACTGCATCCCATCTCTGGTCACTACTAGCATTACGAATAGCCTTTTCATACATAGGATACATACGAACAGCCTGCTCTTTTGTAAACATGCGAGAAACAATTACATTCTCGGCATCATCAAAAAATTTGCTTCTACAATTAGGGTCAACATAAACATCCATTGGGTCTATATCATGTATACATACTTCACCTTTACCCATATCCATCATAGGATTTTGATAAACGTTAATATATCCTACGCCCATAGTATAATAATCATCTACTACTCTACGAACGACAGATACACCATCAGATATATCATACATATAAGTAAGTAGCGAAGATAACACATTAGCTACCTTATTATCAGAATCTTCTCTGGGAGCTACACGAAAGGAGGGGCGATTAGCAGTAAGCATAGATTTAGCTGCTTCTACTGCTGGATGTATACGATTTACTACAATTGGAGCCTGACCACGCGCATTTAATACATCTTCTTGCTTTTTAGTCCATTGACGTCCTAAACGAAACTCTTTATCTTCTTTAGCATGTTTAGCCCAATTCTCTCTATTCTGTGAATAGATGCGAAAAAGGTTTAATGTCTCATCAACGAATTCTGTATTAGAAGGGTCTTTTGGGCGGTCTGGCATAGTCATAATTTACGACTTATAAGGTCATCCAGTCAAGGATTTTTTTACCTAAGTTCTTATTTTCTCCATTTGCAATATATTCTTTACTTCTACAAGGTCTTGACCCTTCAAGTGCTGTCCACACAGCATCCATTACATCATCATGCTTTCCTTTAGGATAAGACATAAATTCTTTTTGAGCTTCTAAGTCTTGTGGTCTAAAGTAAAATTGTCCTTTTGCAAACATAGGTACCAAAGACATCAGCCTTTCGCTCTTACGCGTTCGAGGCTTTACACCAGCCTCCAAACCAGGAATGTAAACGTCATTTTCTCTCATAAGTACCCTAACTGCTGTCCTTAAAGCTTCTTGATATCCTGTGGTTTCTA